AGATATTAGGAAATACGCACTAATAGGTATAAGTAACTGTATTATATAAGTAATTTTTGGTTGCGGGAGTAGGATTTGAACCTACGACCTTCAGGGTCTGCCAGTATTCAATAATATCAATGGGTTAGCATATCACTTTGCTACTGGGCGCATAACTAAGACCCTTAACTAGGGGTAGACAAGATGCGTTTTATAAGGTACCCTCGCGCTGTGTTCTGCGGGGGGCTCCAATATATATAACCGGGAGGAAGTATGATAGATAGTAATCCAGTAATACAGATAGAATTAGAACCTATTGAGGTGGCCATACGCCGAGAGCGTAACCGGGTACAGGATATAGAGTTTGATTCTGGAATTATGCCCAGCACATGGCAGCTCGAATACATGGTAAAGGAGAGGGCTAGAGGAATCACCTCTTGGCCTGTCAACTTATGAGCTATCACGACCAGCTCGTCGCTGTTCAAAGACTACAAGTCCTAAGTGGCGAGACTCGCAGAGTTGACTGCCCTTTCTGTGGTGGCAGAAAGACTCTCAGTGTGACTAAAAGTGATGGTACATTGCTGTGGAACTGCTTTAAGGCCTCGTGCGATGCTGTGGGTAAAAAGTCAGTTGGACGTAATAACAGCGAAATTAAGAATTATCTAGCCAAGGCGACAGGTGCGCACACAAAGAGACTCCCAAGGATGCCTCAGATAGTTAGTGATGTTCGCAGCCACCCTACGGCCATGCAGTACCTAGAAGATAACAATTGTATGTCAGCATATCTAGACAGGGTGATTACTGTGAGATATGAGCCAGCGCAGCAAAGGGTATTATTCTACAGTTCAAATCAGCAAGGATGTGTTGGGCGCTGCATGGATAAATCGATTAAGCCAAAATGGAGAAGTTATGGAGAGTTTACCAGCCTCTTGGAGGTAGGTACATCAGACACCGCCGTACTGGTAGAAGATGCCGCTTCAGCTTGTGCAGTGTACGCAACAGGTAAACACACGGGTGTCGCACTGCTTGGCACTAGCCTTACTTTACGTCAAAGAAAGCTATTAGAAAAGTATGCGAATGTGATTGTTTGTCTTGACAAAGACGCCAGTAAAAAGGCAATAACAATTAGGGGTCAACTCAGAGGCACAACTAATGCTAGTGTTAAGTTTCTGCAAAGGGACCTCAAATATATGAAAAAGGATCAGATCATGGAGTTAATGGATGAAAGTTCGAGCAATTATATTAGTTGACCTAGACGTTGAAGGCTCCTTCAAGGAAGTAGCTGAAGAGCAAGTCAAGATCGAAGAAATGCTTAACAAATATCAAAATGAGACCCCTGCCTGTGTTGCTACCACCATGGATATCAAAGAGCGCCGTGGTGCCAACGTACCTGACTTATCTAAGCTCAAGCTGAAGAGTAAGTGATGAATGGTATAGGGTTTTTTGGGATTCGAGTCACCGACTGGTGTTCTCCTCCATGTGGTCCCCCCCGTTAGCGCTGTAACCAACGATTAGAAGGCCCTCTGGGGCCTTTTTTTATGCCCTACTCCAACAAAGGACATCAACTAAGACAATAACTAAGGGTTCTAATTACTAATTACCTCTGCTATCATTCTGGCTCAACTAAAAATAGCGGAGGAATTGTGGACAATATCCTACTGAAAAAAATGCTGAACCATGAGTTCTACATGTCGAACAAAAGTCGTTTCATCGACACATTATTTGAGAACGAAGCGCGAGACCTTTTCCAAACGATAGACGCGGGGCATACCTGCTACCAAAAAGACATCACAACCACCGAGCTTAGGGCCCTGTATGACAATGCATTCCCGGTGGCTACTGAAGCATATAAGGCGGGCGTCTACAAAGCGATTGGCGAGATTGCCACTGTGGATGAAGTGTCTGATGATGTCGCAAAGGATGTCATCACCGGAATGTGGCAACGAGCCGCTGGTACTGACATAGCTAACCTCGGATTGGAGATAAGCGAGGGCAGTAATGATGCCTTCTCTAAACTGTCAGAGCTGCTGGATAAATACCGGGGAGGTTTTACCCCAGACATCAAGTACGAGTTCACCACTAGCAATACCGAAGACTTGCTGACTAATGCATCCGACGCATCTCGGTGGAAATTTAATCTAAAGCCACTGCATGAAAAAGTATACGGAATAGGTCCTGCGGAGTTCGCAAGCGTCTTTGCCACCCCCAATGTTGGTAAGACAGCCATGATGGTTACCCTGTGTTTCGGGCCAGACGGCTTTGCAGATCAGGGCGCGAAAGTCCTGTACGTTGTGAATGAGGAAAAGTCTGAGCGTACAAAACTCAGAGCGCAGATGTGCAGGTCAGGCATGACGCTGGAAGAGATAGAGCTGAACCCCGGCAAGGCATATCGAAAATGGCAAGAAATAGATGACAAAGTGTATATGCTCGATATCCATGAATTTACCTTGGATCAGCTAAAGGAAGTAGCAGAGTTTGTAGAGCCAGACATCATAGTGATCGACCAAGGCGACAAGCTCAACATATCAGGTAAGTTCGGTGCCTCACATGAGAGGCTGCGAGAGCTGTTCAGGTCACTTAGAGAATTTAGTAAGAAGGCCAACGCCGCAGTTATCACCATGTCGCAGGCGTCGAATGAGGCTAGGGGCAAGACTCGGCTATCCCCCTTTGAGATGGAAGGGAGCAAGATCGGTAAGAGTGCTGAGCTTGATTTGATTATAGGCATTGGTGCTCTTGAGACTGACGGTGAGCCAGACATGACCAGATATCTGACCATCGGTAAGAACAAGCTCAATGGCTATCACGGCACTGTGACGTGCTTCCTGCAAGGGGAGATCAGCCGATATGTGGTTTAAGCGAGTTTGCGTATTCGACCTTGAGTGCGGCACTAGCCGTGTCGGAGAAAATAATACCCGAGATAACAGCCCCTTCAATCCCTGCAATAAACTGGTGAGCATTCACTGGAAAGTGCTGCGTGATGTTACTGATGAGGAGATGCTGGCAGAAGATTTAGCTGCACCCGTCAAGACACACCTAGTCTTTCACCACGAGCTACCCTACCCGGACAGAGGTAAGTACCCTGCTGAGTTCGTCGCTGATTTGGGCAGCAGTGATGTGTGTGTTGCCCACAACCTGAAGTTCGATGCGAATTGGCTGCGCAGCATCAACATAGAGCTGCCTGAGCATGGGTGGTGTACTATGATTGGTGAATACATCTTAGCCCGTGGTAACCATGTTGAAAAGTCTCTCAAGGCCACCGCAGACAGAAGAGATGTGACGCGCAAGAAGTCTGACCTTATCGATGCAGAGTTTAAGGCGGGCAAAGAGTTCTATGAAATTGAGCTGGCTAAGGTAGTTGAGTACGCCGAGGCTGACGTGCAGTCCTGCGCGGAGATATTCATGGCCCAGCTAGAGGATTTACGGGAAGAGAAGAATAAGGGTCTCATCAACACATTTAAGCTGATGAATGAGATGCTCTATTTTCTCTGTGAGATCGAACACAACGGCATCCACATAGATAAAGACATACTGCAAGAAGTGGGTGATGCGTACCGGGCGGAGAAGAAGGAGATTAAGGCCAAGCTGGAAGAAATAGTGCAAGATGTGATGGGAGATACCCCGGTCAATCTAAACTCAGGGGCAGACCTGTCGATGGTCATCTACTCGCGCAAGCTTGAAAGAAAAGAGCATTGGAAGGACACAATGAACATTGGCACAGACTGGCGCGGAAAGCCCCTGTACCCGCCAAGAATGTCCAAATCCAAGTTCAATGAGCAGGTTAGATTCAGCACCAGAGTGGTGAAGCGCACAGTAGCGCAGCACTGCCACACCTGTAACGGTACGGGTTATATACGCAAAACTAAGAAGGATGGCACTCCATACAAGAATCATAGCCCCTGTCCAGATTGCAAGAAGGTTGGAGCAACCTACCAAGAGACAGGTACTGTAGCCGGATTGAAGATGATACCCGCAGGCGTTGCTGATGCTAGTGTACATGGCTTTAAGACGGACAAGATGACCCTGCAACGGCTTGTGGGTCAGGCTCAGGACAAAGATAATCTGGTTGCTGTAGACTTTCTGCAAAAGATGATACGCCTCAACGCGATTAATACTTATCTGGATAGTTTTGTCACCGGAATTGACACTTGGACCCGTGATAATAACCTGCTTCATGCTAACTTTAATCAGGCAATAACTAGAACCGGCAGATTGTCGTCTAGCCAGCCTAATTTTCAGAACCAGCCCAAGGGCAACAAGTTCCCTGTGCGCAAGGCCATACGGTCACGCTTTAAAGACGGCTGGATTTATGAAGTTGACTTCAGTGGTCTAGAGTTTCGTGTTGCTGGTGAGCTAAGCGGAGATGAGCAGATAATATCTGACATTCTGAATGGCAAAGATGTACACAAACAGACTGCCATGATTATTAATCAGTGTAGTAAAGAAGAAGTCACGAAGGAGATGCGCCAGCAAGCTAAGGCGTATACTTTTGGTCCTTTGTTTGGGGGGCGAGGCGCTGGTGAGCCCAAGCATATCCAACACTACTTTGATGAGTTCTTTAACATCTATAGTGGCTTGGCAGAATGGCACAAAGAGCTTTTTACCGGCGTTTTAAACGATGGTCTGGTCAAGATACCCTCTGGCCGGGAGTACTTCTTCCCAAACGCTAAGCGGCTTGCTGGCGGGCGTATAACGAATGCCACAGCAGTGATGAATTACCCTGTGCAGGGCTGGGCGACTGGCTGCATCGTGCCTTTAAGCTGCGTCAGAGCTTTGCGGCGGTTCAAGTCTGAAGGACTGCGAAGCAAGCTAATTTGTAGCGTACATGACAGCATAGTGTGTGACGTGGCGCCCGAAGAGACCGAGCAAGTTAAACACGCCCTAGTATGGGCAATGGCTGGCGTAGTCGATGAGGCTAAGGAGCGCTGGAACCACGACTTCCGATTACCCCTCGACGTTGAAGTATCTCGGGGGAGAGACTGGATGGCACAGGAAGAAATACCCCTTGACTAGGGGTCCTTATTAGAGCTATTCTTAACACCCCAACTAAATACCATTGAGGTAAATAAATATGAGCAGCACACAATTATCCGCAGTAGATCAAAGTGAAGTAGCAATGCTTTTAGGCGCACTACAGGGTGGCGCCTCTGAAGACACTATTAGAGTGCCTTTCTTAAAAGTGCAGTACGAACCAGAGGATAAGCAGGGCCGCGACGTGAAGCGAGGCACTTTCTTGCTGAGCGACAGTGAAGACCCGGTCTATGCGACCACTGCAAAGATTCGTGTATTGGCACAGCACTTTCAGTACCGAGAGTCTGATCCCCAGACTTACAAAATCGTTAACAAGACAGTCTTGATGGACGACATGCGTAAGCGTGAGCCTCGTGACATGAAGGGTGGTCTGCGGTGCGGTCGTCCCGACGCAAAAGGTCTGCGCCAGCTGTCAGATGAAGACCAGCAGATGTGGCGTAAGCGCGTTCAGGCGTTCCGTATCCTACGTGGCATTGTCACGATGGAAGGGAAGAATGCTGATGGCGAAACTGTTAAGGTCGAGAACCAGCCTTTCCAGATGTTTTTAAAGGGCATCAATTTTATCCCCTTCGAGGATAGTGTCATTAAGGCTTTGCCACACGGCAAGGGCATGACAGATATCTGGGTGGATTTGAGCACAACTAAGAAGGGTAAGGCCTTTATCATTGACTTCGCCGCTGACTACAACACCCCCGCTGTCATGGATACTGACACGGTGGATACTCTACGTGTATTCTACGACATGGCTAAGCAAGAAAATTCGCGCATTGAGACAGGCTATAAGAATGCGCACATGGAGTCAGAAGCCTTCGGGTCCGCGTCCGATGCGATTAATGGATATGCAGAGGACCTAGAGGCCGACTTAAATTAATTTCCTCGCAACCTTTGGGGGGCTTTGCCCCCTTTTTTTTCCATTAAAAAACAACCGAGGTTATTATGTCACTTAATATTGTTGAAGCTGAGCTGCAAATGGTAATGGAGCGCCTCTCAAATGGGGAGAGCGTTGATGTACCTGAGCACGTAATAGATGAAGCAGTACAGGACTTTAGAGATACCCTAACAAAACAGCTGCACAGAGAGCAGGGGGAGTTTCGCCTGCGAATGAGCAACATCGGCAGAGCACCCTGCCAGCTGCAAATGGAAAAGTCAGGTGCCCCCTCTTCCCGCAGGCCTGCTAGTTTTATTCTGCGCATGATGATTGGAGATGCAGTAGAAGTCTACCTTACTGCCCTGCTTAAACTGGCTAACGCTAACATAACTGGGGGCAAGGATGTCGTAAGCTTTGACATTGCTGGCACTACAATTAAAGGCGAGTCAGATATCGATATTGACGGCGCTGTTTGGGATATCAAGTCCTGCTCCCCTTGGGCTTTCAAGAACAAGTGGGCGAATGGGTATGACGGCCTAAAAAAATCAGATGACTTTGGGTATATCGGCCAGCTCTACGGTTACAGCGAAGGCCAAGGGAAGCCCATGGGTGGCTGGATCACAGCCGACAAATCTAGCGGTGAGGTTCTTGTAGTTGAGGCAAGCCCGACTGATGCGGAGACCCAACAGATCAAAGCAAATTTAGAGAATACGATAAGGACTGTCGATTTGGGTAAAGAATTTAAAAGGTGCTTTGAGCCTGAAGAAGAGTTTTTCTACCGCAAGCCTACAGGCAATAAGCGCCTGCCAATGAACTGCTCGTTCTGCGACTACCGGGCAGCTTGCTGGCCTGATGCTGTTTATAAGCCGCAGGCTGGATCAAAGGCCAAAGAGCCCCGGCACTATTGGTATACGGAGTACGACGATGCTAGTGCTTGATAATTTAGTACCTGACGGCAGTGTCATTTTCCAGAAAATGGACTCCCCAGATGCTTGGGAAAAGATGCCTACAGAGACTGCTTGGTATAGTTTTGAGGACTATAAAAACTCCCGTAATTGGAGTGTGTGGTCAGACATAATTCAGAAGATGTACTGCCAAATTCCTTTCTCCCAGAGAGATAACATAAAAGGCTTTGAATACTGGGGAAACAGGCTAGAGGCGCGAGACTCTCTGACGTGGCATCAGGATAAGGATGAGTATATTTTTGCAAAGAATTATACCACCGTCTCCCCATCAATAGGATTTGTGTACTATCCCTACGAGGATACTTTCACAGGTGGCTACCTTGAAGTAGCTGTCAAGGATGACTTTGATGAAGTTGAACGGATACAGGCAAAGTTCAATCGCCTGATCATGTTTGATCCCTCCCAATATCACCGGGTAACTCGTGTCCACACAGGCAGTAGAAGAGCATTCATTGTGAATGTGTGGGCAGATCACACACCAGAGGTATCATTGAATGTCTAAGCTACCCCCTTGCACGACATGTGAAGTCAATGACGGAGTAGTACTGCACCGAGGAAAGGTGCTGTGCCCGTCCTGCTATTCTAAATTACCTGAGCTTTGGCGACACCCGCCACGAGCTGGGGGCCCGTTTCAGCCCCACCCTACTCGTAAGCGGGGTAGCGTATGAAAAAGCCGTATGCGGCATCCAAAAGAGCAATTCAGGCAGGTTATCGATCAGGTCTAGAGCAGAAGATTCAGGATCAACTCAGGAAGGCAGGGTGTAATGCTGAGTATGAGCCGTTTAAAATCCCCTATACTGTTCCTGCATCCAACCACAATTACACCCCAGACTTTGTGCTAGAAAACGGCATCGTGATTGAGAGCAAGGGGCGCTGGGACCTAGACTCGCGCAAGAAGCATAAGCTCCTAAAGCAGCAGTACCCAGATTTAGATTTGCGCTTCGTTTTTAGCAACTCAAATGCGCGTATCCGTAAAGGCGCAAAGTCGCGCTATCGAGATGAATGTGAGAAGATGGATATCATGTACGCGGACAAGCTTATCCCCGAAGAATGGATGGATGAGCCTGACAACAAGCGGTCCCTCAAAATAATTAAGAAACTTACCTAATGAAAGAGGAGAAGCAGTATGGAAAAGCCACGAAGATTAAATGACGCAACACCGGAAGAGTGGAATGCCCTTCGCTCTCAGGCCCCAGCCATTGAGAAAACCGGATTAGAGTCGTGGATGCAAGAGGCCCACAACATCAGTGAAGATGTCGTTAATAATCCACAGCATTACAACAACGGCAATGTGGAGGCCATTGAGGCTATCCAAGCCAGCATGTCTCCTATTGAGTTTCGAGGCTACCTCAAGGGAAACACGATGAAATACCTTTGGAGGTACGACTATAAGGGCAAGCCCCTACAGGACCTCCAGAAGGCCTCTTGGTACTTAGATGCACTAAAGGCAGCATTAAAGGAAGAAGCATAATGATGACATTTGATGATTACCAAGAAGTAGCCGTTAAGACAGCCATTTACCCCGTTGGGGATATGGTTATTTACCCAGCACTAGGCCTCTGCTCAGAGGCAGGGGAAGTAGCAGGTAAAGTTAAGAAATGCCTACGAGATAAGAATGGTGTGATGTCCCAAGAGGACCTTGAAGCTATTGCTGATGAGGCTGGGGATGTACTTTGGTACATTGCGGCGCTTGCACGGGATTTAGGTATCTCTATGAGTACTATGGCCCACCGAAATGCTAAAAAACTACAAGACCGCAAAGAGCGCGGTGTTCTTGGTGGAAGTGGGGATAAACGATGAGTGTAACTGTCGATCTATCCCGTGATGCGCTGTTTGATGAGCTGGGTGTGGCGAGATTGCGCGAAAGCTACATGCGTGAGGAAGAAATAAGCCCACAAGAGAGGTTTGCTGCCGTATCTGAGCAGTTTTCTAGCAACCCTGAGCATGCCCAGCGCCTATATGACTATTCATCACAGCACTGGCTGTCTTACAGCACCCCCATACTGTCCTATGGCAGAGGAAAACGCGGGCTTCCCATAAGCTGCTTCCTTAGCTACCTAGATGACTCCGCTGAAGGGCTTGTAGACACCTTATCAGAGGTCAACTGGCTATCAATGCTAGGAGGCGGGGTAGGCATACATGTAGGTATTCGCGGTGTTGACGACAAATCAGTGGGCGTAATGCCCCATTTGCGCGTATATGATAGCTCTTGTCTTGCCTATCGTCAGGGAAGAACGCGCCGGGGGTCGTATGCAGCATTCCTAGACATTAGCCACCCTGATATAGTTAGTTTTATGGAGATGCGTAAGCCAACCGGGGATCAGAACTACCGCACCCTAAACTTACACCATGGCATCAACATCTCTGATAAATTCATGCGTGTTATTGAGAATAGCATGAAAGATAGTGACTACGACGATACTTGGGAGCTTGTAGCGCCCCACAACGGTGAAGTCGTGGAGACTGTGTCAGCAAGGGCTGTGTGGCAGAAGCTTCTAGACTTGCGTATGACGACTGGAGAGCCCTATCTTATATTCACGGACACAGCTAACAGGGCGATGCCTGCATGGCTGCAAGAAGCTGGCCATAAGATAAACGGCAGCAACCTCTGCACAGAAATATTCTTGCCTACCAGCAAAGAGCGTACAGCGGTGTGCTGTCTGTCTAGCTTAAATCTGGAATACTATGAAGAATGGAAGGATAACCCGCTGTTTATACAGGACTGTCTTGAGATGCTCGACAATGTCCTGACTCACTTCATTGACTGCGCCCCAGACACCATTTCTAGGGCCAGATACTCAGCAATGCGCGAGAGAAGTATAGGACTAGGTGCTTTAGGGCTCCATGCCTTCTTCCAGAAAAAAGAGATACCCTTTGATAGCGTCATGGCTAAAGTCTGGAACAAAAACATCTTCAGGCACATTAATGAGCATTGTGCTAAGGCAGATCACTACTTAGTGGAGCTTAGAGGAGCTTGTGCAGACGCAGCTGAGCAGGGAGTAGCCCGTAGGTTCTCCCACTGGACAGCCATCGCGCCTAACGCTTCATCTTCTTTGATTATGGGCAACACAAGCCCTTCTATCGAGCCTTACCGCGCCAATGTGTACCGTCAGGACACTATGAGCGGCGCCTACGTCCATAAGAATAAGTTTTTAACGGCTAAGCTGGAAGAACTAGGCTTAAATGACGATGACACATGGGCATCAATCATCGCTAATGATGGCTCTATTCAGCACTTAGAAATTGATGACGAGATAAAGGAAGTTTTTAAGACCGCTGTAGAGATTGATCAGCGCTGGCTTATTGAACTCGCAGCTGACAGACAAGAGTATATAGATCAGGGGCAGTCCCTCAACCTGTTCTTCCTACCTGACGTTAACATCAAGTATCTGCATGCTGTTCATTTCCTAGCGTGGAAGCAAGGCCTGAAGAGCCTGTACTATTGTCGATCTGACAAGCTTCGTAAGGCAGATAAGGTAGGCACTCGTATCGAGCGCAGACGCATTGAGGATGATGTTGATATGGTTGCTATTGCCGACGGTGATGTGTGCTTGGCGTGTGAGGGCTAAAGAAAAAACTATAAAACTACAGGAGAAAGATAATGGTGAAAGCCAAGCTAAAATTGACTGATGGAAGGGACTACTACAAGCCCTTTAACTACCCATGGGCGTTTGATGCGTTCATGGAGTCCGAGCAGATGCACTGGCTTTGGACAGAGGTCCCAATGATGGAGGATGTTAAGGACTGGCAAAAGAACATGACGGTCGCAGAGAAGGACTTCCTGACAAAGATATTCC